CACATGACTTCCCCTTCCTCTCTCAATATAAAAAGCACACCCGAAAGTGTGCTTAGTTGTTAAATAGAGGGTTATTATTCCCCCAACTATCTTCAGTTAAATAAAAATTATTATATTGTCGCCAACCATCACCGATTATTGGTCGTCCAACACCTACAGCTCCATTTTCTTTACCATTAATTTCAGAATAGATACCTGTGCGAATAAATCTCATGTAAACCGAATTGTTTTCAGTTATGATACCCGAACTTGAGGGCATGATTGCGATTGCTGATGTAGAATACATATCACAATCTACAAACTCTATATTTCCTCGACCGTAAGCTGAAGCATTATTTGAGTCGTGAAAGAAAACTGCGCCATTTGTGTTCGTGTTATCGGTTGATTCAAAACGACAATTCTTAAATTGTAGTTTGAAATTGGAGCGCAGACCAATGCCGCATCCAGCATTCCAATCTGATTTGATTAAACAGTTATCAAAATACAATTCTTCATTTTTTGATTGCAGCCAGTCGATGTGTACTGCGTAAGGTGTATACCCTATAGAAGGCTTTTCTGCACCTTCATTTTTTTTGGCGTAAATTGTCATATTTGAAACTCGTCCTTTAGCAATTTCCAAAGGCGGGGCTTTATAATCATTACTATCGAAATACAATGAAGTTAAATTTGGACCACTCCCTACTAAAACAACAGTCTTCTCCAATTCACTAATTTTTTCGTAAAAATCGCCTACCCCGACATAAATTACATCTCCATTTTTAAAATTTGACACTGCTTCAGAAATCGTAGTGTAATCTCCATTACCATTTTTTTCTACAAAAATTTGTCGACTGGTTGGAATCACTAAATTTTTGATCACTATACCTTTAAACTCATTATATTTCGAAAAAGACTGAGGTTTTTCGCTTCCTTCAAACACCATTGCAGTTTTTTCATCAGACAACGCAGTTGATATTGACAAAAACAGCAATAGATCTTTATCTGGTTTAATTGTTGTTTCTGTAAACTCGTCCGTTTGTAAATAATTTTGTAATGTACTGTAAGTTCCTGAATAAACATTTGTCGATGGATCCCAACTCCCCTCTAAAATATAAGAAGTTGATGTTCTAATTTTTGTAGTGAAATATTGTTTACCTGCCTCTAGAATAATTGGATCAAATGAACACATATTATTCGCAGATTGCATTTCAATGGTTGGACTTGCACTGTAAATGCGTTTCCAAACTTTATCATTTTGAGCAGAATCGTTATTTAGAACATTTACACCTGCGTAATCCACAAACGCTGTACGATCAGGTGTAATAGTGCTCATTTTGATCTTTAAGTTGTCAATTGATTTTTCTGCTATTCCTTGCGCTTGGTATAGCGCACCTTTTATCCAAGCAGAGCCATCCCAAAGATAAACATAGCCGGTTTTTCCATCAGACTCTAAGACAACCATTGCTGATGTATTTCCGTTTGGGTACTTCGCTTGCAAAGCGGCTAAATTAAGAAAAGTCTCCTTAGGTGTTGCAGTCGGCATTTTAGAAACCATATCTTCTACTTTTGTAACATCATTTTTATCTGCCTTGTTAATCTGCAAACCTTCAATTTTATCGTCGTACTGACTAACCTTTGTTAAGGCTTCTTGAAGCACAGTAAAAGAGCTTTCACTTTCTACAGCATTTTCATCTACTGTTGATTGTTTTACAGTGATCACAAACGGCTGCGATTTCGTCACAGATGTGCTCGTAACGAACTGAATCTCTGCATCAATCGTTCCTGGTTGTGCCATTGAAGAGGAATACTCGATTCTGAATAAACCTGTTTCACGATTAATAGGAGTAAAAGCATCTAACCCTTGAATGAGCTTACCCTCTTTATCTTTCTCTGTTCGGTGCTTCCACCCTAGGTTTAAATTAAGTCCTGTTTGTGGTTCAACAACTCCGCCGTTAGTTACTTGAACGGTTAACGATCGCCCATCTTTCTCTCCTTGCATGACGACCTGTCGAGGAATCGTGTCTTGATTGATATTCGAAAGAATGACTTCATCCGTTTTAAAATGCTCAATTGTCATGCATCCACGTCCTTTCTAAATTTAAAAACTAACATTCCACCAAGTTGCTACCGTGCCATCACTTCGGATTGATGACGGTATTTGAACGGAACCTAGGTTTTTCATTTTTTCTGTTACTTTGAGCACGTCTGACAATGTATAGTATTGATTTCCTTTAATCAAATACAATTCACTGCCTCCGAAAGCTACACCAGCTCGACCATTGGCATCGAAAATAGCAGGGTATTTAGTGCTTCCAATCTGTGTAGTTATAAATTTAGCGTATTGACTGCTTCCTGTACCAATTTTAGCGCCTGATAGATCATGTGTACCATAATAATCGAGTTCGGGGTTCGTAACTGTCGAACTGCTAGGAATTGACAGCAATGTTCCGATTGAGCTGCCATTTTCAGTACCAATCACCATGTTTTTTCCTTGTTTATTTGATATCCGCAGGCTTCCACCAGTCAGGCTAGTCGTTCCGATTGCACCTAACATATTCTTTGAACTATCCAACACACGCACTTCTCCTGCTTGGATTTCAATGCCTGCAGTAATGCTTTGATTGTTATATGAGCGAATGATAGGACCTTCGATGATGCCCTCCGTAATATTTATCTGCATGTTTCCGTTTGTAGACTTGATCCAGCCTTTGCCGAAGAAAACTTCACCTGTGTCCAAATCTAGAAACATTTCTTCTCCGCCCATTCGTCCTACTTGGATATATCGAGCATTGAACACGCCATCAATAGTCCACGCTGTATGGAAGTTATCTAAATTGAAATCACCGTCAATAAAGCCGATACCTTCAGAATTAGCGACTAAAAAGTGGTCACTGGTTTCCAGTGATCTGCCATTCATCCACACGCTGCAATAAGGTACACGCTCATCTGAAATACCTAAATCAGCTTCAGTTAATTGGATGTATGATCCACCTTTCAAACCTCTGATAATATCGGTTTGCCATTGTGCTATTTGCTCTGCTGTATAGAAACTTGGCTTTTCATTTTCTACTTTTTCAAGATTGAGCTTTAAGTCTGATGATACTTTTACTGATGATTTTTTAACCAAGTTATCACCAACATCACTAGTAACCTTTCCTGTTAAACGATCAATAGTGACGCTGAAAATCCTTGCACGATAGCGATAATTACGATCGTATCTTATGACAGGTATAGTATTGCCAATGGCGTCACCGCTGAATACTTCTGTCTTAAATTGTACTAACGGACGACTCATTTCTACTAATTCATTGTACGTGTTCAGTAGTAGTGTTTCTGCATCTTCTATATCCTCGAAAACCATGACACCTTCACGTTTGCGCATAGTCCCATCTTTTTTGGGAATTCCGTACTTTGCAGTCATCTCAGGTAGTTCAATCCAGTTTTGTCCTGCCGGTTTTTCTACCGGTTTACCTGCAGATTTTTTCCAAACTAAATCAGTAAACTCTAACCTTCGACCGTAGCCGTCGCCAACTTCTTCACCTTTTCCACGTCCGATTAAAGAAGTATAAATTTGTGATTGATCTTGTTCTTTAACTACAGAAAGAGCACTACTTCCATAAACAAAACGTTTATTAGAAGCAGTGCCGATTTTGTCATAAATTTCAATCCATTTATCAGCAATCCTACGATTTTCAATTTTACATTTAAAGAGAATTTCAACACCATGCATTTGTAATTTTTTCAAAGAGTCTTTGACTGATAAATAGTAAAAAGAATCAGTAATGCTGGGTAAGTTTGGCTTTACATACCCTAAGCGCCATTCACCTTCAGTAGCTGTCAAAAGTTGCTCTGCCACATAATTAACTGTCCGTTGTTGTGGTCGAATATCTTTAACAATATAACCTTCCAGTTCCTTAACTGCAAAATTAACACCAGTAAAAATCAAACGATTATCTGGATCTTGCGTAGTATTAATTTTATACATAGAAAAAGTTTTATCTGATTCTTTTACAGCCATATAAGCCGCTGATTCAATACGCTTATCATAAATAGTAGATACCGTTAACGTATCCATCATTAACTCTGATTTATCAGCAGTAATTTCTTTTTTTTGAACTAATTGAGTGATGTATCTATGAGTCACCACTCGTAGTAATTGTTGGTAATCATCAAAAAAGTAAACTGATGTTGTATATCTCACAGATACACCTCCCTGATAAATATAGTCATGATTCCATTGTTACATTCGAGGATATCGCCACGATGTAAATAGAAATTTTCAAAATCAGATTCTAAATCAACAATTGCCGTTCTATCGATTCCGTTAACTAAAACTGCCCCTTTATCAAAATCAAAAATAATTGTGTCTCCAGCATAAATTGCAGCGCCAGTAATTCTCAAAATCGCACCAGTAGTTTTATTAGTAATTTGAATACTTGTAGAACTAGAAAGTTTTACTTCAATTTTTTCTGGCGTAGTCTCAATTGGTGAATTAGCGGTGATCTTATTTCCACTTTGTTTAGTTCGAGAATATTTCAATGGATCTTGACAATAAATTTCGAAGGTACCAATATAGCAACCTTTATACGAACGTGATGCATCTTCTTCGAATTTTGACATACGACCGTATTGAATAATTTGAGGATCATCATCGAAAATAATGGGTACATCATTTTCTCGATACAGGAATTGTTTTAAACTACGTTGTTGACTTTGAACTTCATCGATTGAGGAATAATAAATTAGATATTCTACTTGTAAAGTATTTGCTGAAAGTTTTTGAGTTGATATGATTACGCCAGATTTGACCTGATCAGATGATAACTGAACATCTGTTGAACCTCTACCACTTACTTTGATGGTTCGATAGAAGCCAAACAAGTCTTCAAGCTTTTTTCCATCATAGCTAAAGGCGCAAGGGAGGACTGGAATTCTATTCATTTCATCAATCATCATTCATCCTCCCTTTCTAAAATTGTCCTTGGATATCGATTTCTCGGCCTTGCCATTCAGTAAGACTAGTAAAGATTCTAGCCATTATTTCGTCCCCGACTTTTAAAACTAACTCAATTGGTTGAGTATCATTTTCAGAAGGATTTTGGCTAACTGCTGAAGTATATCCTGTTTGACTCATCATTCGTTTTGCAGCATAATTTTGAGCATTAATTGAATCCGTTGCACTTTCTAATTGCGGGTCAAAAGGAATATCGTTAATGGATGAAATATCTAATCCCTTATCAAGGACATCTTGCATACTGTTTACTGTATTTTTTAGTGCATCAGTTGGTTTTTTAGCATTACTTTCTAGTCCGTCTTCCCAGCCAAGCATCATATTTTTACCAATCATGTCTCTCATCCACCTTGAAGGTGAATGAATATCAAATAAACCAGTTAAAGTATTTTTGACATTTGATGCAATTTCACTAACTTTGTTGTACACCGTTTGTGCCATGTCTTGAATACCGCTGAGTAATCCACTTATTAAATTCCTACCAACATCCACCAAACTATCCGGAATAAATACTCCTCTAATTGCATCCAACAAATTCCACGCTGCATTTCGGACTTCTTGTTGACGACCCCTGATATTTTCTGCAAAACCATTTACTAAATTAATAGCAGCGTCCATTAATCGTCCTTGCGCTTGAACTAAACCTCGTACCATTGCATCTACCAAATCCATTGCAGCTGAAACAATATCTGGAATTCTATTAGCAATACCTCTTAAAAATGAAGTAATTAAGTTCACTGCGGAATCAATTATTTTACCTAAATTGTTAGCAATTCCATTAATGAAGTTTGCGATTAAGTTTGCAGCTGCTGCTACAATATCTGGCATTCTAGCAGCTAAAGAATTAGCAAAATTAACCATCAGATCCACAGCAGAGTTTACGATTGCGGGCATATTTTGAGCAATCACTGACGTGAATCCAATAATAATATTCAATGCTTGTTGCGTGACTTGTCCAATATTGTTAGCAATACCTTGAAGGAATGTGATTAATAAATTCATGCCTGCTTGTAAAATCTGTGGCAGTTGCTCATTAAATGCAGTTAACCAAGTTAATACGATCGTTGATACGTTTTGAATTAGCATTGGTAGCTGCTGATTGATTCCTTGCAAAATAGAATTAATTAAATTTCCACCAGCGGAGATAATCTGAGGTAAAGCAATTGATAATGCTCCTAAAAAAGTAGTAATAATTGTTGTGGCGGATGTAATGATCATTGGCAACAACGTAACGATGGTATTTGTAAAGGCTGAAATTAGTTGTCCTACCGCAATAGTCAACTGTGGAAGACCTTGAGCTATCCCCGATATCAATCCGGCAGTAATTTTAATCCCTCCCGAAATAATACCTGGCAAAGCATTAGCAATGGCCGTCATTATTCCTGATAGTGCAGTTCCAAAGCTTGCTCCTAGCTGTGGTGCATTTTGAGAAATACCAGTAACTAATTCATCAAATGAAGTAGTTAATTGGCTAATTCCGCCTTTAATGCCTTCATTTTGAAACGCTTGTGCTATTAGACCTACTGCTTTGATTACCAACCCAGCAGGACCCACTAATGCAGTCAATGCTCCTTGAAATACTTTTAATGCCATTGCTGGTATATCAATTTTAGAACCTAATCCAGAAAAGGCACCATCAAACATTTTTCCAATATCACCGAATCCCTTAATAGATTCAGTAACTTTTTTACCGATATCACCAAGCGGTTCAATTGCTGATTTCAGCATATTTCCAACACCGTCTTTAATGTACGGAATCGCCGCTTTTACAAACGTAACGAACGCACCAGGCAATGCTTTTAGAATATTACCGACCATAGGTAGAAAATTACCAAAGAAAAACGTAGATGTGGTTTCAGCTAATTGATTCAACGATGGTTTGATGTCTTGACCTAATGACATTTTTCCAAGCACATTCTTTAACGAAGCTTTCATTGCATTAAAGGATCCGGTAAAAGTTTCGGAAGCCTCTTTTGCTGTTGTTCCGGTAATATCTAAATTTTCTTGTATCGCGTGAATAGCATTGTAAACGTCGCTTAAATTATTGATATCATATTTCACACCAGTAAGCTTTTCAGCATCAGCTAAGAGACGTTGCATCTCTTCTTTTGTTCCGCCGTAACCGAGCTTAAGATTGTCCAACATGGTATAGTTTTGTTTCGCAAAACCTTGATAGGCGTTTTGGATATCGCCCATGTTCGTACCCATTTTGTTGGCATTGTCCGACATGTCAATCATGGCCATGTTAGCAACATCGGCTGCTTTTTCAGTATCACCACCAACTGATTGCAGCAAGCTTGCACTAAAACTTGTCACGTTGGTCATATATTCATTTGCTGATAGTCCCGATGTTCGGTAGGCCTCGTCAGCATATTTTTTAACCTTGTCAGCACTTCCTTTGAATAAGGTCTCAATACCACCAAGCGATTGTTGAAGGTTAGCACCCTCAGTTAGAGAGGAAGAAATAACTTTTCCTAAAGCCGCGCCCGCTGCTGCTACCGCCGCCATAGCAGCTACTTTCAATCCAGTTCCTATTTTTAATCCTGCACTTGTTCCTGCAGCTGAAGCTTCGGGATCTAATGCATTTTGGATGGAGCCACTGATTCCTTTAGCAGACGGTACGATTTGGACATAAGCTTGACCTAAATCTGTAGCCATTAATCTTCACCTCCACTTTCAGCTTGGGTAAGTAGTTTTCTTCTGGTTTGTTCAAAATCCTCGCCTGAACTAAATACGACTGTATCTTTTTGGTTTTTATCTTTTTGATTGAAAGAATCTAAAATCAACGGCGGACGATTTTTGCCCTTTTGACCGTCTTCTGTTTTTGCCCATAGAAGCATAGTTACTTTGTCTGATAAACCAGCCAGAAGCATTGATTCAATGGGGATTATTTGTTCATTCAATTTCATTTTGATTCGTGAGTTATCCCTCAAACCGCAAGAAAAAACAGCCACCCTCTCTAAAGGTAGCTGCCTATAATCGTATATTTGATAAGTTTCTGCTAGATCACAGATTAATGCATCTTCATCTAGCTTGATCATCCCGGCAAGGATTACGAGTTTTTTAACGCTGCTTGCTTCTTCATAATTTCAGTAATTTCAGCCTGCATCAAATCAGTTGGTACCAAACCATTTTCAGTACGCAAGTGATCTTTCAATTTTTTGGTTTGTTCTTTACCCAACATCATGGTAACAACTTTCCCCATAGCTAGTGGGTTTTCTTCAAGCTCGCCTAAAGCTTCCATCAGTTCATAGTTGTTTAGACGTTCTTTAGAAATGTTGTAAGCAAATCCAGAATCTGTCTTACCGGTTAAATAATCCTTTTTTGCCATTATTCACCACTCCCTTCAGGAGCTGATGAACCGGGTTTTTGAATGTATTCGTAGTGAGTGTTTTCATCTGTATCAGGAAGTGCGGTAATCGTTGTTTCAAATCCACTAGCTTCGTCATCTTTATAAACGATTTCGCCTACTTCGGATACTTTCCCAATTGGAATGACGATCCGTTTCAAGATACCACCCTTCATAACCATTTCTACAACTAAAACGTGCTCTTCCATTGGATTAGAGTTAGCTTTAATAGTAATTCCTGTTTCCAAGGTACCGGAAACATTCGCAGCGCCGTAAACTTCTTTTAGTACATCAGGATTCAGCGCTTCAATGAGTGTATAAGCAAAAGTATCTGCTTTTTCGGTTTGAACAACAGCAACAACATCTCCGCCCCAAGCTTTGATGTTATCTGATTCAGGAGTGTTAGCATTCGTCATACCATCTTCTGAAATGTATCCTAAACTTTTAAAAGCAGCATCTAATGCCGTTGTTGCATCCGTAGGTAACGCGGTTCCTAACGGTGCAGAATAAACAGCACCGCCAACTTTCGGCTTGGCTGTTGTTACGTTTTTTACATCTGACATTTATATGTCCCTCCTAATAATGATTTATGTCAAATACCGCTTGATAGCGATATTCTTTCGTTGTTGTGTCGGTAAAGTTGTAGTCACTGTTGAGCTTAATTTTGCTAATTTCATCAAGCTCAATCATTGATTCAATGACTTCTTTTAATTCTTCATTCAAAACTGCTGCTTCATACATTGACGGAGCATAGCTTTGAAAAGCAAAAGTAGCAGCAGGTAAATAATTGCTCTTACTGCTACTTGTTTTTTCAAAAATTACATATTGTTCAGGTGGATTCTTTGGACGTTCTAAAAAAGACGGCACAGATAAATGACCGTCGAGATATTCTTTAATGACAATCTCGATCATCTACCGCACCGCCTTTAAAAGCGTATTATTTTTCATATTATCGCGCTTAGCCGCATAAGAATCTGCATACACCATCGCATTCGCCCGTGTCTTACCGACGTAGGTGTCCTGTTTATAACCCTCGCCAGCACGATTACGAATACCTGTTGCTTTTTCTTCCAAAACATTTTGCATTTCAGTAGACTTCAAAAGCTGGCCAACTCCTGAGTGGTTTAGCTTGAACTTCATTTTAGCCATAGCGCTCCACCATCACTTTCTTATTCCAATCAAGCGGAATCAAATGTTCCATGCCTTCTAGGGGAATCCCGAAAGTTCTCCATCGCTGACCAAAGAATTTTACTTCTTTGTCTTCCCAATCGTGAGTATCATCTTTGGGAATACCCAGCGAATAGACAGCGACTTTGCCAGTAAGGCTTTGATGATTTACAACATCATCCGAAGAAACTGGCGCAACCAGAACATTTTCGACCTCTATATCCGCATTGTCATAGATTGGTTTTCCAAATGGATCGACCCCCACTTGAATCTTATCCACCAAAACGATCGTTATCCCTTTGATCTTCGCCATAGAAATCAATCACCCCGTATCTCTGCCGCCGCAATCCAAGTCGACTTAATTCTGTGTTTTTGATAAATAGACCACCACCTGGAACCAGATAAGAACCTGATACGGTATAACCCAAAGCACCCTCAGAATACTGCGTCATTGGTTCCTGATCAGTTGAGGTCATAAGTGTACGAGCAACCACATCGACCACCACAGACTTCACTACAGTGGCAAACGTTGGACGTGCTGCCACCATCTTATCTAAATCTTTGCCTACTTTATGAGCTTCCTCTCTTAACGAATCAGAAACCACCTCAAGCAATGACTCTGCACGATCCACCTCATCCATCTTAAGCGTGCGCCACAATTTAGTTAAATCATCGATCGTTGCGAATGGTTGCATGCAATCACTCCCCAACCATCAAATCATATAAGACTTCTTTTTTAGCACGGGGATCGTACTTGATCCCCATCGCATCTAATTCCTGCATGATTTCCTTTTTAGTTACATTCGCAAGCGCGTCAGACTCAACTGCGCTTGCGAATGATTCATTTTTTTCTGGAACATCTTCTTCTTTTTTTACAGGAATAGCAGCAGGTTGAGTAGTTTTTCCGTTAACTGCTTCCCAGTCATCTCCACCTATTTTGCATTCTGAGAAAAAAGTAAATCCAGTTTTCTTATTACGATATTCCATTTTTATCCCTCCGGTACAACAGCTGGCTTAATTACACGAGCAAAATTTGAACCGTCCATAATTCCCCAGCCGACATAAGTCTCTGAACGTAGATAAACTTGGTTATAGTTTTTCAAGTCTTTACCACTTCCATCTGGATCGCCATACTTAATGATTTCAAATGGAATTTCTTTCGCATAACCCCATTTAAACATATTCGCGAAATCACCAATCACTACCATGTCATCACCGCCATTGCCGACAGTATTGTTAATATCAGTTCTAACCCCGTTGATTGAACCAGGGTTACCACCCCAGCCTAATTCTGGGAATTGTTTAACTCCATTAACCTTGTAAGCTGCTAACGCAGAAGAAAATGCTGGGTCCATTGCCATTCCAGAAACAGAGCCACCAGAACCTTGTACTAAAGAAACCGCAGTTTCGATATTTGCATCAGGATCAGCTGCATTAAACTCAACTGTTTGAGTAACCATTTTATCAAAATGATTATCTCCGATTATCGTAGATGCTAAGCCAGAACGTGGATTAATTCCGTGTAATGACATTAAATCAATACCACGTGCTAATTTTTTAGCATAACCTTCATTGAAGCCTTTTACCACATCAATACGTACTTCTTCAGAACCGTAAATAAATTCATCAGATACCCGCGCACCATACTCCACTTTGATTGGAACAATTGTCAACGGCGCAATAGAAATCCCACCATGAGATTTTTGACCGTTTTCAGCAACAATATCGATGTCGGAATCCATCGTGAACGTGAATTCTTTTTGCCCATTAAATGCAATAGGTGTTTGCTGAGATAGATTTGCTAAGGAACTATGCCCTTTCACTTTGTTAATCAAGTCTGTTACTAATACTGGATCAAACAAATTCCCTCTTGATAATACGTCTGCCATAATTTATTACTCTCCTTCTAAATTAAGATTTTCAACTAAATTTTTATAAGCGTCATCTTTTGTGTCGCCAACAGGTGGTTCATAATTTCCTAATGGCGGTACTGGTGCCGCCGGTTTTACATACCCAGCAAAACGTTGCGCATCTGCATTTAAACTTTCCTCGTCGTCACCAACTAAACGATCCGCTAAATCGATCGGTAATCCATTCTGCAAGGCGATTTTCGTTCGTAGGTTGGCCGTTTCATAGCCTGAAATCTTCGCATTCAAATCTGAGATTACTGTGTCATAGTCTTTCGCTTTTTCGTTAGTGTCGTTGATCGTTGTTCGCAAGGTGCCAACTTCATTTTCTAGCTCTTCATTACGTGTTTTGAGTTGGTCATAATCCGCGAATTGCTTTTCCAAGGACTCTTTTTGACGATCCAAGCGCGCTTGAATGATTTTGTCCAACTCTTCTTGCGTTTCAATTACTTTAAAATCTGACATGTTAAACGTCCTTTCTCCTGCTTGCCCGGCAGTTCGGTAATTTTTTGTATTAAAAAAACGACTTCCGAAAAAGTCGCTTAATACCTAATTTGTTGTTTTTTCTTCGGCTTGTTATTGTGACAAGCCCAATGCGCAAGTAACGCGCTATCCATAAGACTAATATCCATATCATCAAAAAGTGATTTATAACCAAAGCCGCCGCTAGTGCCGATATTCCGCTTATCACAGTTGGTGACTACCATAGATAGTGATGGTTGATCATTGTGACAGAGTGTTTTCTGATATATGCCTTGTTCCCACGTAGAGTTTGCATTGATGATCTCTTTGACGGTTGGCAGCACTGGTGCTTTCAGCCCAAAATCTTTCATTTCCTGCGTCAAAATACTTTGGCCGCTTTGTCCATCAATTACCACTTGTTCAACATCCGCATTTTTCAAAAAATTAATGAGCCACTGGTTGCCGTTTCGAATAGATTGACAGTCGATAACTTCAACAAATACTTTCCCAGACAGCGTTTTGACTGCTACACTCATAGATACGTTTGCGCCATCGTTACCGTATTTGATCCCAACAAAGAGTTTGCCTTTCATTACCGGTAGCCGTTTCACTCTCAGCGCTTGCCATTCGCTTTCTGAAATAGCAGATTTTTGATTGTACTTAGGCCAGTAACCTAGCCTTTGAACATTGTGGTCAAGTTTATCATCGCCAAGTTCAGCTTCAATTTTACGCTCGTTCAAATGGTAACCCATTGACGGATTCGAATGGTACCAGGCTTCAATATCCCGAATATCCTTCATTTCATCGACAGACCATTCCGCCCAGCCTGAATATTTATTTTTTCTGGCTAAAGTAGCATCACGATAATTCATGAACACTGTTCCGCCGGATACTGGCGTCGGTGGTGTTCCACACATAATCGTCATAGGATTATCACTATCAGTAACGGTGTATTTCAGTGCCGATTCTTGCTCTGTGGTGTACTCTTGCGCTTCGTCAATAACTAAGAAATCAAAACCTTCACCTAAGCCGCCGCTAGAAGTCCTGGTTCGAAATTGAATCACTCCGCCAGTACTATAAAGTTCTATGCGTTCTTGTCCTTTTGCTTTGATCGAGTTGAAATCTTCTCCCTCAACATAACCACTCATTTCAAGATACTTCTTGAGTTTTTCAAAAGAAGAATGCGACGTGCTAATGCGGTGGGCAGTATGCAACGTGCTCAAACCTCGCTCTAATGCCCAAAGCTCAAGCATATAAATAATCTCTGTTTTACCGTTACGACGAGGAATAGAGAAACCAAACTTTTGATGAATCCATAACCCATCTGTATCAGTCGCCATTATTGGTTTTAACATATTGAGCTGCCAGTCATAACAAGTTAGCTTGGTTCTTTGGTAATAATCTATCGCTTCTTGATATAAAGAATTGTCTTCTGAGAGAATTACCGATTGAGTAGGATGCTGATTACCAAGTCTTGCTTTAGTAGTCATATTGATCCCCTTTCAATCTCGTTCATGCATGATAACCCTGTCGCTGGGAGATTGTTGATCACCTTCACTTTCTGCGCGATTCAATTACTTTACGATCAGGAGGTTTCTTGTCCTCTTCAATAGCAAGTCGGTGCGCTTCGTTAATGAGACAAAGAAACTCTATTAACGACACCAGTTGACCTGTGCCAGAAAAGCTGTTGTCTTCTTTTTCATAATCCTGAACAGCCTCCCAAATGTCACTGATCCGTTTTGCTATATCCCAAAAAGCCTCTGCCATTTCTTTTAATGATCTTTTCACCTCAACAATCGCACTTGCTACTTCCTCACTTGATAAATTCCAAAATGCAGCAACTTCATCAATGGTCTGTTCGTAATCCATAACAATCAACCTCTTTTCCTAAGATTTAATGTTTTCCTTTGTTCGATTTTGGCTTGTCTCTCTGGATCGCGCCATTTTTTGGTATGAGAATTTTGGAAACCGCGAGCATCTTTTGGGTTATATTCTACGGTGCATGTACAACGTTCGTGACGATGATAAAACTCGGCTGGTTCGCTGTAATACTCGTATGTTCCGGCCAAGCTACGGCACCATTTACAAGCGTCACCACGAACATGTCTCGTAATTGTTGGGTTAAGCCCAGCTCTTGCATGAAAATCTGCATTTTTCTTGATTGAATCATCGACAACACTTTGACAAAAATTGATAATGGGATCATCGAGAATCCATTTTATTTCGTCAAAATTCGATTCACTAGCAACACGATTGATAAGACCGTCAATTCTATCTTGATTTAATTCAGGTGATTGAGCTTTCAATTTGAGACCAGCCTCATGATTTAATACTGTTTGCACAGTAAAACAATAACTGGATATCAATTTTTGGTTCTTTTTTAAGGTTGCATTTAACACACGATCAGCAATGTTAAAGTACATTCTTCCATCTGGAAGGATGTCAGCAGTAATGTTCACATCGAAAATTTGTGCAAGAATTTTTCCAACTTCAATTGCATATTCATTGGCATCAAGATAGGTTGACTTTTTCAATCGTAACTTTTCAAGCAACTTATTTAGTTTTGTGCTCTTGTTGGTTTGTTCCATAAATTGAATTTCAATGGTTTCCAAAAGACTTGGAACGATATCATCCATTGTCACCAGCTCCTTTTATCCCGGTCAAGTCACGCAGTACGTCACCATCAACAAAACCTTCAATTGCTTGGTTCAACTTGATGGCCCCATCACCGATCAACGATAACGCACTTGCATCAGACTCAAACAACGGTTCCCATTTAGGCGTGGTATTCGCAAACCGCTCTCGCAAATATGGAAAATCATCACGCAAACATGCAGCGACATAAGCGACATTTAGAAGCCCCGATCCAAGCGATCGTTGCGCCTTACGTCCTGCAAGCCTCAGGTTTTCATGACTCGCTTTGATTGCTTCCACGCTTGAAGGGTTATCAGACACAAAGCCTAAGTCATCCAGTGTCAATCCAGTCTCACCGGCAAACCCTGCAGCTGCCGTTTTAAGCTGCTCGGTGAATGGCGACATGCTTGGTGTCGTGAATTGCCCAAGATTGGGTTTATCTCCGTCATCATCTTTTGTAAACTGTAACATCGATGATATCGTGGCTTTCCACGTTTCCATCGGTTCAGCATCATTGCTCAAACCAGTAACGTATTTTTGCGGAAAGCTATAAAATTCCGCCGTCACATCTGCTCGTTCTAATGTCCGCTTTGCGTATCGTTGCCAGTACATACCCGATCTAGTGATTCTTGAACGTCCGAACGGTCTGACTGCATCAGGTCGATGAATGATCGGCACAAGCAACGGATGATCAGTAGGATTCGCAATGGAAAAATCCTTTTTGTTTTTATCCGCATAATAAAACGAAGTCTGATCCGCAGTGAAATAGGCTTCTAACAGCGGTCGCCCTTTATCGTCTCTTTCCAGAACAGCATAGCCTTCCGTTAAAAGTCCTGTGATTGGATCAATGATCCCTGTCGCATTGCTTGCTTCAATAACTTGCAGCCGCGGTAACCCATCCTCAACTTTCGAGATGTATACAAAAGAGCACGATGCAATCAAAGCTGAAAGCACCGCGCTATCGAAAAACACATCTGGATTATTTGCTTGAAAAATTTCGTTGACCTCAAAATCATCATTGGCAAACTCACGGAAAACAAGACGATCTGCAAGACTATCAACGCCTTTTGCACACCAGCCCAAAACAGACCGATATCGACCTCTAACTTGTTTTGGAATAGTAACACTAACATCTTGATCGATGTATTTCATTGCATATTGCTTGTAACGCATATTCACTCTTTTTTGGCGTGAAATCAGCTTTCTTCGAAGGTATTCAAATCCTTGCAATGCCATTTCAACAACTCCTTTCATGTCGCGCGAGAAAAAATGTACAGTGACTGCGTGAAGGTCGGCTGCCAGCCGGCCGGGGGAGGTATCCCCCCTTCTATTTTCTCGCTGATTGCTTTTAATTTTATTTTTTGATTATAGTTATACCTTAATTATTTTTAGAAGCGTAGAGCGCCCAATTAAGGCTTTGAGGAAGGTTCCTATTACCTATTACTTTCTTTTCTTGCTGATTGTTTTGCTTATTGTTGAATAACTTGTCGGACTTCTGACGGTTACAGGTCCAGTGTGCTAGTTGCAAGTTCTCTATCGCTGATGGATGTCCGCCTTTGTTAATAGGAATGATATGATCGACAACTGGCGACAACGGATCGGGAGCCTTCAACCTTTTATCTATGGGCTTGCCGCAGATACCACAGACATTCTGAGTCTTAAGAAGTATCTTCCTATTCTTATCAAAGGCAACTCGATGTGCTCCTTGTCTATCTGCTCTTAAAGCCATAGGCGGTCTCCTTTCCTAAAACGATTCGATACCCACGGTACTATATATGTCTAGGAGTTTAGGGAACTGGATAGCAATCCAATCCACTATTTCTTCGTTTCGTGCCCATTCAGTATTATGATCTAATCCTGATTCAAATAAAATAGCATGTACTAACTCATGCCTAATAGTCCGTTTCTTATATCTTTCTAGGTCATCTTGATAACGATCATCTGGTTCCATCTTAGCGATATGTATACATTTAGTTGTAAAATCACATATTCCATCTGCTTCTTTAAGGATGGCTAAATCCTTTTCTGTAGCATCCTCATAGATTGTGTACTCCGTTCCTAATACATTAACTTTAGTTAGTTCTTTCATGCCTTACTCCTTTTCGAATACATAGTATAATCGCAAATACTTATTAATCGCTCTATCCCTTGATACGATTGATTTAATTACTGATTCTTCAAAATGATTGAATCAGTTGTTTTTATCCTGTGGATAACTATAATAATCAATTTGTGTTTCCCACAAAACAATGCGTTTTTCACTATCCAATTCAATAATGTATCTATCCTTATCCCCTTGTTGAATCACACTGCGCATAATAATTGTTCCAGGTAATCCCGAATATAAACCGTTGAATGTACTTGTTACTCTATCGCCTGGTTTGAATAATGCCATTAGTCTTTCTCCTCCAAAAGAAAAAGGCCACTCAAACGAGTGACCCTTTGTTATGTACTGGTCGGCACATGTAAGTAGCATACGAAGAGGAGCTACTCGCTTTCTATAATAGATTTTCTGTGCCGACCATGATCGTTAAGAATAAAGAATAGTGACGGAAGGAAGCTGTTCACCTCCTTCATATATTCATTATTTGTTGTGACCTGAGCTGTAGGCCACGTTTATATCAACGGCTAAGCCGTATCAATACTTTATTGACACTATCATAATACCTCAGAAATTAGAGGGGTAATGGTTAAGCTTTGTTTATAAAACGTGTAATAAAAGTGTATAAAATGGTGATTATTTGAAAGCTACTAATTCCAATGCTGCCGCAAACTGAACAACAATTACACTAGACTCCTGCTTTACCGAATCTTCACTGATGTTGTTTCTTTGAGCTGTGATGTAAATAGTTTGCCCTTTGATGTAGCGATCCATAAATATTCTTTTTCGTCTTACTGTTACATCTGGTTTAAATGGATGCTGTATTGCGACATACCCTTTCACAAAAAGGCCATGTAAATATTCAAACTCTTCTTGTGCTTCTTGTTTTTGAATTAACATTTGCTCTGCTTCAAACCCATGGTCTACTGTTGATGGTGGAATTAGAGAATAACTCGTAGTGATTTGCGGTTCTCTAGGCTGACCGACTCTACAGCGTGCAGATTGATAAGCAGATAGAAAAACCGAAACATTATGTTTTGTACTTTCTAAATCCACATCTTTTGGATTTGGTGTTTCATATTTACTTACATCAAAAAGCGCCATATTTTCAATTCCCCCTGTGGTATAATAAACTTGTCGGATTTATTAATTAGCTGGGGAAACCCGGCTTTTTTGGTTGCAAGATTTACTCTATTCTTGTAATTTGGTTGCAATGACTCATAAACATTGATATAAAGCCTTTTTCTATTTTTCACAACCGAAGCTACATGATAGGCGACGTTGCCGGATCTAATCAACGGCTTGACTTCGAATCAATTCTCGCGCAAATGAGCAGTTGACAATCTCGTTAATGGTCTTTAGGTAATCGTCAAGTTCTTTTTTAGCCTGTTCTTTTGCTTCAAACATCGTTGCAGCATAAACAACTAGCGTGCAACCTAAACCGTGCTTATTTGTGTATCTGACCATAAATTCATCTTTCACTTCGGCACCTCCAGCAGCTCTGGTTTAACTTCCTTAATAGTCGACTCATGAATTGGCGGATAAGCTAGATTCTGATCTGTTATCAAATCATACTTGCGTTCTCCACATTCGCAGTGGCCGCATAAAATAACTTTTAGCGTATGATGCTCAATTAGTTCTTTTAGTTTCATTCTATCGCCTCCAACAACTCTGGATTTTCGTAGATGTTGCCTATGATTTCAATCGGTAAATCAATGCTATATAATAATTCAAATTCAGTATCTAGATTTTTATAATCAAGATAAAAACCGCCTTCTGTGAATCTGATTACTGACATATCGTCGCCCAATACGTCTCCAATAATCTTCACAATATCCCCCTCAAATATCTCAACGCCGTTTTTGTCTTTCAGACCTGTTGATTGAAGGAATATTAGGTTATCGAAATGAATGTCATAGCGATCACCGT